ATTGGAGGGCATCAGACCGGCCCCGCCGTGGCGATCTTAAGCCACTGTCCGCCCTTGGCGATGGCGAGGCAGTTCTGATCGGTGACGGCGACCATGCAGCCGGCCCAGTCCAGCGGGTTCGGCAGGTCGGCCTTGTTGCAGACCCAAAGCTGCATCGGCGCACTCGGGAACACCGGCGCAAAATAGGTCGCGAGGCGCAGCATCCACCGTTGCGCCCATTGCGGAGCGCCCGGCTCCAAAAGGCCGGCCGTCGAAGACACCCGCTGAAAGGAAGACGCTACCATGCCGGCTGTAGCCTCCCCGTCGCCGTGCGCCGCGTGCTTTCGGCGCGCAGCCGCGAATAGGCGGCGTCTTCCTGTGCGCTCGCCAGCGTCAGCCGCGGATCGGTCGCATTCGCCGACAGGAAGTCGCGATAGAGCCGCAATTTGACCTGCGCGGTAATCAGGTCTTGGCCCTGGTTGGTCCAGAAATTCGAATCCGTGTCGGCCACCAGCGGCGGGGTCACGTCCGAAATCAGGTCCCAGGCCAGTTGCCACGCCTGACTCGGGATCGGCCAGAGGTAAACGAGATCGCCGCGGATCACGTAGTCGGTCGGCTGGCCCAGCACATACGGCTGCGCCAAGGCCTCTAGCTCGTCTATCGAAATCAGCCGGATCGGCCAGCGGGTCACGCCGCCATTCAGTTCCAAATAGAAGCCGTCGATGACCCGCGCGCCGGCTGGATAGGGGATCGTCTGCACGCCAGGAGCGGCGAAAACGACCTGCCGGGTTTCGTTAAACCACCAGCGCTCGTTTGCGTATTGATCTATGCTTCTGGCGATAAGGGTTTGAAATTGTGCAGCAAGATCATCGGCGAGATCGTCGCGCGTCGTCTCGCTGATGATTCTCGTCTTCAGATCGCCCAGCGTCGCCATTCATCGACCCGCCCGCCCTTAGCCGGGACCCGGCAGGTAATCGATCCAGACCGTCGCCACGCCCGCCGTCGGCGCCGCGCCTGTGAAGGCCAGCGATCCATAGATCGGGGTGTCGGTCGCGAACGGCCCCATTGTCGGCGCAGTCAACGCCTGATCAATCCGCGCCACGGCCGCCAGGGTAGACGCGTTGAGAATTTGCGTGCCGCCCGGCGTGGTGCCGACGCTTAGGGTGTTCGTGGTCGAGTTGAACGCCTGCGAAGTCAGCAGGTGACAGGTCATGGCGATAGCGCCAGCCGGCAGCACGCCGATAACGCCCGCCGACTGACCAAAGCCGAACTGCTGGCTGATTTCGTGGATGACTTGAAGGTGGGTTTTCCGGCCGCCGGTAGGCATTAGCTGGCTCTCCTACGGGGTAAAGGTTGCGGCGACGATGGTTCCGAAGTCCGCGTTGTTGAACCGGAACTTCTTCAGCCCGTGGATCAGCCCGGCCTCAACGCCAAGCTTGTTGCCGTAGTCAAAGAGTTCTTCATTCCAGTCGAAATTGTTGAACCCCTGACCTTTGCCGAAGGCGATACAGCCGGCTTGTGCGCCCATCAGGATCGCCCGGCGAACGCCGGCCTGCGTCGCACCCGTGCCCGAGTTCACCCCCGGCGTCACACGGGTCGATTCATGCAGCACGACGCCGTTATACATGCCGAGCGCGCCGGTCAGGATCGGATTGTCCTTCGACCCGTCGCCGGTCATCGCGGCCTTCTGGATATCGAGCCATTGGCCGGTCGCGGTGTTGGTCCGAAGCTGCGTCACTTGGTTCGTGTGGATCACCATGACGTAGCGCTGATCACCGTCGATCACGATGGGCCGGATCACCGGCGTCATCAGCTTCGCCTGCGCCACAACGGCGTCGATCACCGCGAGGGACATTTCATCGCCGGCCGCAAGCGCCTGATCGGTCGCCTTGGCGTTCGGGCGGAAATAGTGCGCGGCGTCCGGCGGAATAGCCGCGTTCATCCCAGAGTAACGCGGATCATTCTGTACAGTATATCCCGCCATTTGGACGAAGAACGCAGTATCCATGCGTCCCGCCCACCAATCTTTTAGGCCGAGCATAGCCTCTTCACGAATAGACCACGGGATGCGTTGCTCTGTCATCTTGCCTGCTGACTTCACAGCATGGCGGAGTTGGTCGATGAATAGATCATCGGTGTAGGTCGCGAGAGCTTCTTCATTGCCCTCAAGCGTTCCGTCACCTGACACCCCGTCGCCGTTCAACTGCATCCGCAGCGTGATCCGCACGCGGTCGCCCGCATCCTTCTTCGTGTCGCTGTAGATTTGCAGCACGTCGTCGCTGGAATCTCCGATAAAGCGTTGAATCCATGTCGCTTTCAGAGCTTCCCGTGCGAGCGCGGAAGACCAAAGCTTTTTGGCTTCAGGGGCGTTCACGCCATATGCGGTTTCGGCCATTTGGGCGGCTTCCCGAATGTGGGTTCCGCTCCGTGCCGTGGAGCCGCCGGGGCGCCCCAGGGGGCGCATGATCCGTGCCGGGGATCAGGCGGGGCGTGATCGAAGCTCACGCAGGCTTAAGGTTCGGGGTCGGACCCCCGTTGACGCTTGCCGTCAAGGGCCCACTGATCGAGCAAGGCCCATTCAAGCCGCTGGCGAACCCACTCCGAACGAGTCAGGCCGACCAGCTTCGCCGCTATGTCGATTTCGTGCAGGGTGTCTTCGTCGCAAGCGACACAAAGTTGCTTCAGCCAGCTAACCCGCCGCGGATGCGACCGGGACAGATGACGCGCCTGAGTCATTTTAGCCGACGCAGATCATCGCCGAAGATCAGCCACACCGCCGACACCCCAAAGAAATCCGCGTAGCGCTGGGCCCGTTCAATGCTGTCGAGCGGCCCCTTCGCCGGATGCTCATGCTGCGAATAGGTCGAAACCGCCGCGCCCATCGCCAGGGCCGCCGCCCTCGCGGTTGCGTAGCCGGCACGCTGCCGTGCCTGCTTCAGCCGGTCAGCGATCCCGTTCATTCGAGGTTGAAGGGCATCCGGTGGCCGCCGGTCGGCGGATACTTGACCACCAGCACGCCGCGCTCCTGCGCCTGCTTGACCATGTTCGCCGTGCCACGGCCGCCAGGGAAGGCCAGGACCATGTTCGGCCGGCCCTCGGTAAGCATCTGCCGGTTGCGGATCGATCCGGCCGCCCTGCCGTGTCGGTCCCACTCGGCTTCGAACGTCTGACAGAAAACGCCGCGATCCGTGGCCCAGGTCTTCGCCAGCCGATCCGCGCCCTTGGCGCCGCCCTGTATGATTTCGACCGGGCCCGACCGCAGCGCCGCGTCAAGAACGCGGTAGAGCGTCGCCATGTCGGTATAGTCGCGACCGCCGCACACGAGAATCCGCATGGGCCCTCCCAGATAGGCCGAAGGATCGGCCTGCCGGCCACGCTGCTTCTGGGAAGGAACCGCGCGACCGACAGGCCAGTGTCAGGATGCTCAAATCGTGACTCGCCCGATATAGCCGCGGACTCAGTGCAAACCAAGCTCCTGCTTGCGCAGTTTCGCGTAGGCCGCATCGAAGGCCGCGCCGCTGAGCTTGTTCACCGAGTCGTAGGTCAGCCGGCCCGGTTCCGGCTTCGACGCCCCCCGCGCGCCGGCCGACGCCGCCGCGGCGCGCTGGATTTTCTGTAGTTCCTCGTCTTCGTGCTTCATGCCGGATTTCCAGCCGCGGCGCTTGGCGAGCGCATAGACCGCTTCGGCTGGGTCGCGGCCCTCGGCCAGCAGGCGGTCGGTCATCCCGTAGAGTTCGTTCGCCATGCGCTGTTTCAAGGTGTCGCCGTGATAGCCCAAGGCCTCGAATTCGGCTTCCCGCTCCTTGGCGTACCACACCGCCGCCTCCGGGTAGTCGGGGTGATCGGCGGTAAAGTCGCGCTCCGCAGAATCCATCTGCCGGGTCAGCGAATTGACGTAGCCGGCGCGCTTTTGCTCGCGGGTTTGGCTTTCGGTCGATTTCTGTTCGCGGGCGACGAACGCCTTAATGATCCGCTTAACGTGGTTGATATCGGTGATTGGCTCGTCATCGTCGTCGCGCAGCGCCGCGGCAAGTTCGACAAGCTCGTCACGGTCGGCGCCCGAGGCGCGGGCGGTCAGGTCTTCGACCTTCGCCCGAAGGTCGGTCAGTTCCCGTTCAAGGGCCCGGCGCTTGACCCGTTCATTGGCCGCGAGGCCGGCTTTGTCCTTGGCCTGTTTTTCCCAGTCCACGCCGCGAGGGCGATCCTCTGTTTCTTCAGACGGTTGACCCTCACCGCCTGTTTCGGTTTGCGGCTCTTGCGTCGTGTCATGCTCAACCTCTGGCGCGGCCCCGCCGTCTACATAGGCTTCACTCATCGTCAATCGCTCCTGCCGCCCCGAGGGTCTTCAGGGCCGCGCCAAGCTCGCGCAGCTTGCCCTTGAGGATATCGCGGCGCAGTTGGGCGG